GCCTTAAGCTGGGCAACAGAATAGGGCTTACCCTTCGAATCGACGAACTTATCGAGGGTCATGCCGTTGCGGAACATCTCGCCTTTGGTCGGGCCGAGAATATCATCCTGGAATTCTTTAGACTGGCCTTTTAGCCAATCTTGATAGGTGGTTTTTGAAGTGACTTCCCCGACATTCTCTGCCGCCCATTTAGCTCGACGAGCACGGATAGCGTCATCTCGCTGTTTGACCGACATGGTTTTCCACTTATCAGCGCCGACTTCAGCTTTGGCTTCAGCGCGGAAATCCACTTCGCGTTGAGCACGGGTGCGCTTGTCAGTGATGGTGGAACGAGTACCAATAATAGCCTCCCCTACCAGGACGGGAGCAACTGTCGATCGGCAGTTTGGGTGAGCAGGAGGTCGAGGCCCAGAGTTGATTGGGTATACTTCGCCATCCCGGCCTTGGCAGACTGGGGAAGTTCGACCGTCCAGAGTGGCCACCCAGCGAACTCCAGATATCACGTCAGAGTTGGCTTCCCATACCGCCTGGCGAGCTCCAGTCGAAATATGGTTGGTTGCTGTCCGAGCAATCATCATTGCTTCACGACGGGTCGTGGCAAAAACTCCATCGGCGTAATCAGCCGCTTTGGTGCCGAGCAAACGACGCGCAATCTGGTCGTTGGTTTCTCCTGCCAGGAAGCCGAGGCGAACTTGCTGTTCACATCGGGCAATATCGTTCAGCTCCATAGTGCCGAACCAATCTGCCAGAGGAGTGCCGTTGATAGGGGAAGCTACCACGCCTTTGATGGCCATGACAGTTGCACCTTCAAAGGCGTAGCTGATCGGGACCGCTTGATCCAAGGCGTTCACTTCCCAGTCAGCTTCCATCTCGGCTAGCTTTTCCAGGTCACCACGAATGGACTCATCCAGCTGACCAGAAAGCCCGCGACGGATTTGCCGAACATCGGCCAGCATCTTCTCGAGCTTCTTCGAGTCCTCTGGATGACTACGAATCGCTGCAACCAGTTCGGCTTCATTGGCTTTGAGAATCTCGACAGCTTCAGCCGCTTCGCCATCAGCAAACCGCAAGAGCTTGATCTGATGGCGAACTGTCGCGTCGAAGATCAGCTCATTGGCTGTTTTAGCCATTATTCTTCATCCTCTACCGGAGGTTGCTGAGGCGGGTTACCCGCGCCTGTCCCTTGCCCATCTGCACCGAACATACCACCAAGGCCTCCAGTTTGGGCACCCTCTTCTTCCAGGAGCTCATCGTTCTCTTCCCGGTCGAAGTCGTCTGCCAGAACTCGGCGACGCATCATCTCATCGATGAGGCCTTTGCGGGAGAGGTCACGTTGAGCCCGCATTTTCAGCAGGGTGTCCAGCTCAGCCGATTCGGCTTCAGTCAAGCCGAGGTCAGAGTTCATGACGATCGACCCGCCATTTTCCTCGTTGATCCAGGCGGCAGTAAACATCAAGGCCTGCTCCATCGCATCCTTGAAGTCCTTGACTGTGGCGCCCAGATAGGAGTTGGACTCTGCCGAGTCGAGAGCACGTCCAGTGGCCGTTTCTGTCCCGCTACGTTTCCGCAGGAACTCAGCCCCATAAATGGCGATCTGTTCCTCGAGGGAATCCAGGTCTTTTGCCCCGGCATCAATAGCCGCTCCAGTGTGCTCGACATAGTACCACTTGCCCTGGGCATCCTCGGTAGTGAGAAAGCGGTTTGGCCCGATAGTGATTTCCTGCTCTGGCGGAACTCCAGAAGCGGCAAGAATCGGGAAACGGGCAACAGTCAAGACATTGCGCTGGTCACTCGACGATTGCCAGTGGGCAATATTGAGGTCAGCAATATCCGTCAGAGGTGGTTTGCACTCAAATAGCCCTGCGCGTTTGCCCGCATAGAAAGTAACCAAGGGGATGAAGTCCAGGCCAAAAGTGCCTTGATCTTCTACCACCCAATCGGACTCCTTGTCATCAGCAGGCTTGTAGACCCACCAGCGACCTGGCTCCAGGACACGAACTCGAGTTTGCAGGGTTTCTTCCCAACCATTGCGGACCAGGTTCTGCTCAAGGATTCGAACGTGCACCAGCACTTCTTTGCCCTTGACCACTTCGGTATATGCCGCAATGATATTCTCGGGCTTGATATGCACCCAATAAGGGCGAAGGTTTTCCTTCTTGTCGTCTTCCAGGCTTCGCACGACTGGATTGCCTTTGGAGTCGACTTTCTCTTCTGGGGTAGAGTGCTCGATCAGCACATGGGAAAAGCCTTTTGCCCAAGAGTCACGGAACCAGTTCCGGGCGAAGGTCTGCAGGTTATTGCCCTGAAGGTCAATGTCTTCCAGGAAGGCCCGGATTCGAGTGGGCATATCTTCGCCCAGGACAATATCCTCCTTGAAGGGTTTGCCAACAAGAGTCTCGAGGGTGTACTCGGTCAGGTTGTGAAGAACGGTACGACCCAGACGGCGTTCGTATGCCGCATTGGTTTCGTTCTCATACTGGGGGGTGTACTCCTTACCAGCCTCACGCATGGTCTCGGTTCCGCCCAGTAGAGCGTCGATCTTCTTCCAGCGCGGTTCCATTCGCAAGTATGCTGCGGAAGGAGTCCGAGCTGTGGGTTTCTTGGACTGTGCCATGTGAGGTCTCCAATGCGGGGGCAATATTTTAACACATACTGCCCAACGCCGGAGCTTTGGTAAGCCAATGAAAAAGCCCCGACCGAAGTCAGGGCTTTTTGAGGGGGTTTACTTATGCGGCGATCGGGAGTGGCCCCAGCTTGGTGACGGTGAGACCAAAGCGAGATTTCGTTGCCAAGCCATTACCCTTGAGAGTTCCGTCATCGCGGTCCATGCCGTTTCCATACTTGTTGTTGTCTCCTGGACCGGCCAGCCATTGGAACCGCATGACGTTGTGTTCATCGAAGAAGGTATTGATCTGCTCCAGGAATTCAGCTCCGCCCTGGACTGTGTAGGTGTATTCGAAGGTGCCAGTAAAACCTTGGCCCGTCCACTTCTCATACTCGACCGGGCAACCAAACTCCCCAGCGATCAGAGGACGACCTTGCTCCTGGCACCAGGCGACGCAATCGCGCCAGTCATTGACTCGAGCAACCGGGTCAATAGTGTGAACCAGCTGGGATTTCCAGGAACCACCCCCACCGCCATTCTCGTCAGGATACTGGTGAGCTTCATAGGCGATGTTGTCCCCAACCAGCCCGCCCAGGCCGTTCGAGACAGTACGCCAGAGCTTGGCAGTCGAGTAGCCGAGACCGGCAACCGTTACCCATTTGTTGGATTTGGTACGAACAGCATCGATGAGCGCCTGGACATTGGCCACCCAGTTCGCCTCGACTGTCACACCCAGGTCACCTGCCCCTTTGCTATGGGGCTCGTTCATCAGACCAAAACCCCAGACACCTGGCTCGCCATCGAAAATCTCGGCGAGCTTGGCCCACATCTGGTTCAGCATGGCGTAATCGACCGGGCATTCAGCGTGGCCGATCGGGAGCCAGGTGGAGTCGTAGGTGATGCCACCAACAGTTCCAGCCTTGCGGATTCCCGCAGAATACTTGACGGTGCCGTCGCCATTTTTCGGGGTTGGAACCCACCAGCGACAGTAGTTGTGCATATCCAGCAGAGCCTTACCACCACGGGAAGCCACGTAGCGGATGACTGCAAGCATCTCGTCGATATAGGACTGGCGAACGGTGAAGGCGCCGTTCGATACTGTGAAGCAACGTTCACCGGCGAAAGGGATGCGAACCATGAAGGGCTTGCTGTCGTCGGTCAGCCCATAAGCTGAGGCCAGGTAGTCAGGCTGAGCCCCGAGTGGGTAGGCGAAAGATCGGTAGTGAGTGCCAAGCGATCCATTGCCAACCTCGGGGTTATTGCCGAGACCAGCAACGTTCATCCCCACAAGAGCGAAAGTCGTTACTGGCTCAGGATCAGTCGGGTTGGTTGGGATCGAGATACCTGCGATGGCGTCCAGGATTTCCTGGTGGTAGGTCGCTGCAGTGGAATCGATCGAAGCAACAGCCGAGCTGAGAGTTACAAGGGAATCTTGCAGGCTATTC